GTTTTTAGCTCTATGGTAGAATATCATATTATTTCTACAGCTGATATAGATAATATAGAAAATCCAAAGTCATTAGTTGATAGAATAAAAACTTATAGAGAAATGATTGAAAAATTAAATGATAGTATAAATAATTTTGATGTAAATAAAGATATAAAATGATATATTTTAAAGATAAAAGCAGTCAAATTTAATGACTGCTTTTATTTTATTTAAAAGGAAATACTATAAATGGCAAAAGAATTTGCAAGGAAGTTTTATAACAGTACAAGATGGCGGAAGTGTGCTAAAGCTTTTGCACAGTCTAAGCTTTTTATTTGTGAGATGTGTCATAATCAAACAAGTGAAAAGATTGATGGTGATCAGCGTTATATTGTTCATCATAAGATACCACTTACACCAAAGAATATTGATGATCCTTATATTACTTGTGGTTGGGATAACCTTATGCTGCTATGTATTGAATGTCATAACAAGATACATAGTAAGGAGCGAAGGCGAATGCTCTTTGATGACAATGGTAATCTAATTGGTATTGATGAACCAAAGAATAATTAAAATGATTAACTACACCCCCATATACGATAAATTATCTGACAATTTCCTAGACCGGAGGGTCCATGTTCGTATAAAATACACGATATCGCCGAGAGGGGTGTGGTCTATTTTTCAGAAAATTTACTAGAAAGGAGATGTATTTTTGTGTCAAAAGTAAGTGAAAAAACTTTGAAAAAGCGAAGATTGGCGCAATATAGAGAGGCTTTTAAAAATATTGATGATGATAAAATGGCAATAGTCGAAAGAACAATTGATTTTGCTGTTGACCTAGAATTTAGGCTTGATAACCTGCAAAAAGACCTTGATAGAGATGGTTTTATTGAGGAATATTGCAATGGAAAAGACCAATACGGCACAAAAGAGTCTACTGCTAGTAAAGCATATTCTACAGTTTTAAAAAATTATAATTCATTAATCCGAACCTTGTTATCTTGTATGCCACAAAAAACTTCTGATGATGTTGATGATGGTTTTGAAGCCTTTGTTGGTACATTGAAAAAGTAGTGATTATATGAATTATATTGAAGTTTATTATGGGAAGATAAACAATGGTGATGTAGTAGTTTCAGAAAAGGTAGCGAAATTATTTAAGCATTTACATGATAAGCTTGATGATAACAATGGTCGTTATATTTTTGATGAACAAAGAGCCAATCATGCCATAGATTTCATTGAGCGATATTGCAAACACTCTAAAGGTAAATGGGCTGGTAAGCCTGTTATATTGGAAGTATGGCAAAAAGCTATACTTTCAGCACTGTTTGGTTTTGTAGATAAAGATACGGGGCTTAGGCAATATAGAGAATTAATTTTAATCGTAGCTCGTAAAAATGGTAAGTCTACATTATCCAGTGGAATAGGTCTTTATTTGTTATTTGCTGATGGTGAAGCAGGTCCTGAAATTTATAGTGTAGCGACAAAAAGGGACCAAGCAAAAATAATATGGTTAGAATCAAAAAGAATGGTAAAAAAATCGCCATCATTAGCTAAACGCTCTAAATCATTAGTGTCCGAAATACAGTGTAATTTTAATGATGGAACATTTAAGGCACTGGCAAGTGATAGCGATAGTTTAGATGGTCTTAATGTTCATGGAGCACTGATAGATGAGTTGCATGCTATCAAAGATAAGAACCTTTATGATGTAGTAATTGATGGTATGACTGCAAGAGAACAGCCTTTATCTATTATTACATCTACTGCTGGTACAGTGCGTGAAGGTATTTTTGACCTAAAGTATGAAGAAGCAGCTAATATTATTGCCGATTTCGACAATGAAGAAGGCTATAAAGTAGATACTATTTTACCAGTGATTTATGAACTGGATAGAAGAAGTGAATGGACTAATCCAAAATATTGGGCAAAGACTAATCCTGCACTAGGAACAATAAAAAATAAAGAACAATTAGAAGATAAAGTAAATCGTGCAAAGGCTAATCCTCATTATGTTAAAAATTTATTATGTAAAGATTTTAATGTGCGAGAAACTGCTACAGAAGCTTTTATGACTTTTGAACAACTAAACAATGAAGCAACGTTTGATATTGAGGTTTTAAAACCTAGATATGGCATTGGTGGTATAGATTTATCTGCTACAACGGATTTAACTTGTGCAACTATGCTTTTTAAAACGCTAGAAGATGAAAAACGTTTTTATGTAGAGCAGATGTATTGGATACCAGAAGAATTACTTGAAAAACGAGTACATGAGGATAAAGTGCCTTATGATATTTGGCTAAAGCGAGGATTTATTAGGTTAAGTCCTGGCAATAGTATAGATTATCGCTTGATTGTTGAATGGTTTGAAGAAATGCAAAATGAAAAAGATATATACCTGTTTAAATGTGGCTATGATAGTTGGTCTGCAAAATACTTTGTACAAGATATGATAAATACTTTTGGTGAGCCAACTATGGAGCCAGTAATACAGGGTAAGAAAACTTTATCTGGTCCGATGAAAGCTTTGGGTGCAGATTTAGAAGCTAAACTTATAAATTATAATAACAATCCTGTGCTTAAATGGTGTATGGCAAATGTTAGTGTAGATATGGATAAAAATGGAAATATCCAGCCATGTAAATTACAAAATCCAAGACAACGAATTGATGGATTTGCGTCTCTTTTAGATGCATATGTAGTTTATGAGAGAAATAAAGATGACTATATGAATATTATTTAAAAGGTGGTGAGACATTGCAATTTAGAAGTTTATTTAGCAAAATCTTTGGTAATCAAAAAGAATATAAAGATGTTACAGCTTTAAAATTATTAAATGGTTATACAAATATGTATACACCTTTTTCAGGAAATGCTTATGATGACGCTACAGTACGAGATTGTATAGATACTATTGCAAGGCATTTTGGAAAAATGCGACCAAAACATGTAATTAAGGATAATGGAAAAATAAAAAATGTGCCTAATGATAGGTTGAATTATTTATTAAGTTCGTATCCCAATCCAATGATGACTGCTAGTGAATTTTTAGAAAAGTTTATAGCACAGTATTTTACGTATAATAATGCTTTTATTTATATACAATGGGACGAATTTACAGGCAGTATAAAAGCTGTATATCCATTAGATTTCCCTCTTTTGGAAATACTAGAAGACAAAACATATAATCTTTATGCTAGATTTACTTTTGGTGCAGGTGAAAGAGTTACTATTCCTTATGAAAATCTTATTCACATTCGTAGACATTTTAATCGCGATGAAATATTTGGCGATGATAATTCAAAGATAATGATTGAAGATTTATCAACGCTAAAGGCAGTTAGAGCTTCTATTATTAATGCAGTTAAAAATTTTACAGCACTGCGTGGATATTTAAAATGGATTTCATCTCTTAGACCAGAAGATATGAAAAAAGTACATGATGATTTCGTACGAACATATGCTAGTAATAATCCTTCAGGTATAGCTAGTTTGGATAATAAAGTAGAATTTCATGAATTAAATAGTAAGATAACTACCTTTAATAGTCAACAAATGAGTTATGCTAGAGATTGTATTTATAAACATTTTGGACTTAATGAAAATATCATCATGGGCAAATATACAGAAGATGAGTATATAGCCTTTTATGAGTCAGTACTTGAGCCTGTAGCTATAAAATTAGCTCAAGAAATGACAGACAAGTTATTTACAAGACGAGAAAGAGGCTTTGGTAATGAAATTATTTTAGAAAGTAATAGATTAAACTTTATGTCTGTAGCATCTAAAATTAAAATCTGTGAAACACTTATTCCTACTGGCGGACTTACAATCAATGAAATTCGTGAAATCTTTGGTTATGCTGGTATTGAAGGCGGTGATGAACGTCTTATCAGTTTAAACTTTGTAAAAGCTAAGGACCAAAGTTTATATCAAACAGGTAATAATGATAATTCATTGAAAGGTGGTGAAGATAATGGGGAAAATGGAAATGAGAATGGCACTACTAGAGCCAGCTAATAATGATGATGAAAATAAGCAACTTGTAGAAGGATATGCAGCAGTTTTTAATCAAAGGGCATTAATATGGGAAAGTGAGTGGAGCGGTTGGAAATATATGGAAGTAATAGACCGCAATGCTTTTAATGGTGCAGATATGAGCGATACTGTCTTTAAGTATAATCATGGCGATGTAGCAATGATACTCGCTAGAGCAAGTAATAATACATTAACCATGAATACTGATGATAAAGGTCTTAGAATTAGTGCTGATATTATTGATACCAATAATGGTACAGATGTATATAAACTTATTAAACGTGGTGATTTAAACAAAATGAGTTTTGCTTTTACTGTAAAAAGTGAACGAACTGAAGTTGACAAAGAAAATAAGATTTATACACGTACAATAACTGCTTTTGATAAAATTTATGATGTGGCGGTTGTAGATTTTCCAACGTATGATGGAACATCTATACAGGCACGAAGTAAAGAATATTTTGTGGACCTAGAAAAGGATTTACAAGAAAAGCAAAGAAGAAAAAGATTATTGCTTATGACGTATTTATAAAAGGGTTTTGTGTTTTATATTGCAAAAATCACAAGATATGCTATACTAAGTATAGAAACAGTGAAGTTCATTATATGCACCTCCTCTCTGTTACCAGATTGGAGTTGAGTAACGAAAATAGTATAACATAAATTTATTAGTTAAGCACCTAAGAAGGTGCTTTTTTTGTACCCATTTTAAGATATTCAGAAAGGAAAATACAATGAATAAACGATTAGAAGAAATTTTACAAAGAAAAGAAGAAATTCGTTCTTTATTAGCTGATGAAACAAATAAAAATTTAAATTTTGATGAACTTGAAAAAGAAGTTAGAGAACTTGATGAAGAAGAAAAAGAAATCCGTAGACGACAAACTATTATTAATAATATTGGTAGTGGAATGACAACAAGAACAAATACAACTAAACCAGTAAAAGCCAATATCTATGATAGTGAAGAATATAGACAGGCATTTATGAATTATGTTTGTCGTGGTGAAAAAATCCCTCAAGAATTTAGAAGTGATGAAGTAACAGCTACAACAGATATTGGGGCATTAGTTCCACCAGTTACACTCAATAAAATTATTGAAAAAATTGAAGCTTATGGCATGATTTTACCACTTGTAACACGTACAGCTTATAAAACAGGTATGGTAATTCCAACAGCGAGTGTAAAACCTACAGCTACATGGGTAGCAGAAGGAGCTGGCTCTGATAAACAGAAAAAAGCTCTTAGTGGAACAATTACTTTTGGACATTTTAAATTACGTTGTGCTGTAGCTGTTACTTTAGAAACAGAAAATATGGCATATAGTGCCTTTGAAACAACTCTTGTTAAGAATATCGTAGAAGCAATGGCAAAAGCACTGGAAATGGCGATTATTTCTGGCACAGGAAGTGGTCAACCAACAGGTATTCTTACAGATAATAGCAAAGGTGCGAAACTTGAAGTATCTGCACTTGATTATCAGACGCTTATAAATGCTGAAGCAGAACTTCCTATGGAATATGAAAATGGTGCAGTTTGGGTTATGACTAAAAAAACCTTTATGCAGTTTGCAGGAATGGTAGATAAAAACGGACAACCTATTGCACGTGTAAATTATGGTATTGGCGGAAAACCTGAACGTATTTTACTTGGTAGAACGGTAAAACTTACAAACTATATTGATACCTTTAATGAAAGTTTAGGTGCTGGTAAAGTATTTGCGTTTCTTTATAATTTTGCCGATTATACGCTTAATACTAATTTCCAGATTGGTATTAAAACTTATGAAGATAATGACACTGATGACATTATCCGCAAAATGATTATGGTGTGCGATGGTAAACCTATTATCTATGATAGCCTTGTTAAATTGGTGAAAGCGGGAGAGTAATAGCCCCACACCTGCAATAGTAGGTAAGGCAATAGTGGGGCAAACAATAGTAGGAAAAGAAAGTTAAATAAAAGTGAGGTAAATAATTATGTATACAAAAACTAATTGGGTAGATAATAAAACTCCAGTAAATGCTGAAAATATGAATAAAATTGAAACTGCACTGGAAACACATGACACAGCCCTTGAAAGTAAACTTGAAAAGCCGAAAGCAGACGGCACGCAGGGACAGATTTTATCTCTCGGCGCAGACGGGAAATTAACTTATATTGACAAACCGGCAGACGGTACACCGGGAGATAAAGGTGATAAGGGTGATGACGGCATAGCGGCAGAAATTACATCCGTTACGGCGACGGTCGACGCTAATACAGGAACACCGGAGGTAACCGTAACACCGGGCGGCACAGCGCAGGCACGCACATTCGCCTTTGCCTTTAAAAATCTTAAAGGTGAAAAAGGTGATAAGGGCGATGCAGGCAACCCGGGCACAAATGGGGCAGATGGTACGGCGGCAACCATTACAGAAGCAACGGCAACGGTTGACGCCAATACAGGTACACCAGAAGTAACTGTTACTCTTGGTGGAACAGAACAGGCACGTACATTTGCATTTGCCTTTAAAAATTTAAAAGGTGCAAAAGGTGATAAAGGCGACACAGGTGATAGTGGATTAACAAAACAGGCAGCTATTGCAGACGCGGCAGGTGGCGATGAAAAAGATAAAATAAATGCTATTTTAGCGGCATTACGTAGTGCAGGGGTAATTGCTACAGAATAAAAGGAGTGAAAAAAAGCATGGCTGTTACACTTGAGCAAGCAAAGGAATATCTGCGCATTGATGAAGATTTGACCGAAGATGATGAGCTTATAGGCGGTTTAATCGAAGCTGCTACTGATTATCTAGAGCAGACTACCGGCAAAGAGTATAGTGATGACAGCCAGCTTTTTGTTCTGGCTGTTAAAATGCTAGTGGCGCACTGGTATGAAAACAGAAGCGTTTTTTCTACCAAAACCAATGTTAATAATCTACCGCACTCTATCGAAGCCATAATTACACATATTTCTCTAGCACAGCATTATAAACCATTAGGAAGTGAAACATCATGATTAATATTGAAGAAATTGGTACATTAGATAAACGTGTAACAATTTTAAAATATGAAGATGTTGAAACACCGTATAATTTGACACAGAAAAAATTAATGCCATTTTTGAAAGTATGGGCAAGAATTGAACCTCTTAGAGGTAGAGCTTATTATGAGCAATACAAAGAAAAAACCGAAGATTTAAGTAAAATAACTATTCGCTATCGAAAAAATATAGATAATTCTATGTTAGTTAAATATAGAAATAATCTATATGAAATAAAAAATGTCATAGATCCTTATGAATCGCATATAAAACTAGAATTAATGTGTAGCATAAAGAAATCAGGTGCTAGTGATGGGAATTAGTTTCGAAGAATTTATTGGTAGGTTGCAGACGGTGCAAAAGAATTTTCCAGATGATGTTGAGACTGTTTTAAATCGTGGTGCTAATCGTATGATTAAGGCTTTAAAAACAAATAGTCCAGATAGTGGAAAGGATCATAAAAGAAAATTAAATAAAAGTTGGAAAAAGAAAATTGAAGGCTATGGCAAGGACATTCATGCCAATATTTATTCTACAGCACCACATTTTCATCTTATTGATCGTGGTCATAAAATAGTGGATAAGAAAGGACAAGAAAAAGGTTTTGTACAAGGAAAGCATTTTTTACAAAAAACTATAGATGAACAGCAAGATGATTTACAAGAATATATGTGGAAAGGTGTATATAAGCGGGTAAAAGATAAATTAGATGGTTGATGTAGTAAAACAGATAGATATCTTAAATCAAATTGGCATAATGCTGAAAGCAGAATTTAAAAGCACGGTTTATAGTGATGAAATCTTAGAAGATTTCGCTAAACCGTGCTTTTTTATTAAATGTTTATGTACTAATATCCCACAGACTAAAAATATAACAAAGAAAAGATTGTCTATTATATTGACATATTTTCCGAAAGATATCGATAAAAATGAAATACATTATGCTGATGTTATGGATAGACTTCAAATGCTTTTTCAAAGAGGAATACCTCTAAAAAAGAGATATATTCATGTGAATGAATTTACTATTGATAGAGTAGGGGAAGGACAAGATATTATCCAAATGATAGTAAAGATGGATTATTTGGAGCAAATTATAAGACCAATGAAGCAAGCTGATTTAATGGAAGAAATGCAGTTAAAAGTAAAAATAAATGAAGGAGAGAGGGCAATATGGCAAAATTAGGAATGCCAAATGTGATTGTATCTTTTAAAGAAGCAGGCATTGCAGCAATTGAACGTAGTAAACGTGGTATTGTAGCTTTAATTTTAGAAGAAGAACAATCTATTATTGATGAACTTACTACAAATAAAAATGCTATAGTAGGCAGTGCTATTTGTGGTGAAGCTGTTTGTGGTATAGAAACAGCTTCAGAAGCTATTGAAAATCCTTTTGTAATATATACAGCAGACGATATACCATCTATTCTTAGTGAAAATAATAAAGATTATATTACAAAATGTTTATTGGGATATGTAACGACACCATATAGAATTAAAGTCTATTTACAAGCTAAAGGTAAAGAAGGCACTGATAAATGGCAGGATAGTCTAAAAAAAATAGCTACAGAAAGATTTGATTATTTATCTATTCCTACAGTAGAAGCAGATCAACTTGAAACATTATTCACATGGGTAAAAAGTTATCGAGAAAATAAATATAAAAAAATGAAAATAGTAATGCCAGGTTATGATGGAGATTATGAGGGTGTTATTAATTTCAGTAATAAATATATAAAAACAGCTACAAAGACTTATACACCAGCTGAATATACTGCACGTATTGCTGGACTTATTGCAGGTACTCCACTTACGATAAGTGCAACATATGCACCACTTAATGAAGTAATTGATTGTGATAAATATGACCTTGATGAAAATGATGAAAAAGTTAATAATGGTGAATTTTTTATTTGGTATGATGGCACAAAATATAAAATGAGTCGTGCAGTAAATAGTCTTGTTACTACAACGCAAGGAAAACAAGAAGGCTATCAAACAATTAAAATCGTAGACATTATGGATATGATTTATGATGATATTAGAATTACAGCACAGGATAGCTATATAGGTAAATATGCAAATACTTATGATAATAAATGTTTACTTATTACTGCAATAACTGGATATCTTAAAGAACTTGAAGGTGAAGGTCTTTTACAAGCTAATTATTCTACTGTAGAACTAGATACGGAAGCAATAAAAAATTATCAGCTGCAAAACGGTCTATATACCAAAGATGAACTTGCAGATATGAGTGATGATGAAATTAACCAGCTAGATACAAAGAAAAAAGTATTTTTAAAAGGCAAAATTAAGATAATTGACGCTATGGAAGATATAGAACTACCATTTGATATTTAAGAAAGGAGTTTACTTTTATGGATAAATTTGAAGCTCAACGTGTTATGAGCGGGACGCAGGGCGAAATTTGGATTGAAGGTAAATACATGGCAGAAGTAACAGGGTTTAAAGCAGAAATTAAACTAATAAAAGAAGAAGTTAATCAAGTAAAAACCATGTTTAAACAGTATAAAGTTGTAGGCTGTGAAGGTACTGGAAATGTAAAAATGAATCATGTGTCTTCTTATTTTATTAATCTTATGGCAGATAATATTCGTAAGGGGCGTCAAACAGTTGTTACAATTCGTGCAAAACTTGATGATCCAGATGCAGTTGGACGTGAAGAAGTGATTATTCGTGACGCAACCTTTGACAAACTTACTCTCATGGATTGGGAAGCTAAAAAACTTACAGAAGATGATTATGATTTTACTTTTACAGACTTTGAAGTGCCTGTTACTGCTAACGCTTAATATATTTGTAATTATTTTTAAAGGAGATAAGAAGAATGAGTTTAGTTGATGTATTATTAAATAGTGATGTAGATGAAATCTTGGCGGAAAAAACAGAAGAATATGACGTTGAAAGATTAAGTAAAGTTTTGGGAGAAAAATTTGTACTTACCTTAAAATCTATTCCAGCTAAAAGATATTCTGAAATTCAAACAACAGCTATTAATATAAAGGGAAAAAGTAAAAATATAGATTTATATAAAATGCAAATGCTTACATTAAATGAAGGAATAAAAGAACCAAATTTGGCAGATACTAATTTACTTAAAAAGTTTAATGCAACTACTCCATTTGATATGTATGAAAAGTTGTTTTTAGCTGGTGAAATTACAGATATAGCAAATAAAATAAGTGCATTATCTGGCTACAGTGAAGAAGAAAAACAACAAAATATTGAAGAAATAAAAAACTAATAAAATCTGATGGCAAAACAAATATGATGTATTGGCTTTATAGAAAACATCATTGGAAGCCATTAGATTTTTTTAATATGGGCAATGGTGAAAGAACCATTATTGAAGCTTTTATAAGGCAAGAACAAGAAGATATAAAAGAAGAAATAAAAAAAATGAGGGGATAAAATGGCAACACAAATTGATGTAACTTTAAGGTTAATAGATATGATGACCTCCCCTCTTGTACGTGTTCAAAATGAAATGGAACGTACAGCACGTGCTCATCAGCGTATGGGTAGAGATATTCAACGTATTGGTGATGGATTTAGTAGTGTCGGTGAAAGTATGTTACCAATTGCAGCTGGAATTACAGCAATTGGTGCAGCAGGAGGTCGTGCATTTATTGATTTTGATAGTATTATAACTGGAGCAGCAGCAAAAGCTGGAGCAACAGCAGAAGAAATGGAAATGATGAGGCAAAAGGCAAGTCAGTTTGGTGCAGATTTTCCAATAAGTGCCACGCAAGCAGCAGAAGGTATGGATAGATTAGCAGCGGCAGGTTATGATGCTAATCAAGTTATTGGTGTTATGCCATCTGTTATTACAGCAGCGGTAGCTTCAGGTGAAGATTTAACCACAACGTCAGATGTTGTAAGTAATGCTCTTAATATTTGGAACTTAAAACAAGGTGATATTGCTAGTAATGCTATGCGAGTAGCAGATGTAGTACAGATGGCTGCAAATAAATCTAGTCTTAGTATGACAGACTTTGGTGTGGCTATGCAGTATGCTGGTGCGCCTGCTGCAACACTCAATATTTCGATTGAACAATTATCTACAGCAATGGCTATAATGAAAAATAATGGTATTGAAGCAAGTACTATTGGAACATCACTTCGTTCTATTTTTACAAGATTATCTAGTCCACCTAAATCAGCAGCAGAAGCTATTGAGCGATTAGGATTACAAGTAAAAGATACTCAAGGAAATTTTTTAGGAATACAGCCAATAATTGAGCAATTGCGAACAAAAATGATTGGTATGTCTGATACTGAACAAGTAGCTATTGCTCAAGCTTTAGCAGGTCAGGAAGCTTATAGTGGTTTATTAGCATTAATAAAAACAGCACCCCAAGATTATCAAGCAATGCAAGATGCAATGAATAATGCAACGGGTTCTTCACAGGCTCAATTTGAAGTAATGAAAGGTACACTTAAAAATAGTATTGATGGTATGTTAGGGAGTCTTGAAAGTCTTGCTATTAATTTTGGTAGTGTTTTAACACCGCAAATAAAGATGGTAACCGATAATATAGGAAATTTAGCAGACTTAATAAATACGTTATCTCCTGAAACTAAATTACTAATCGGTAATATTTTAATGTGGACAGTAGCATTTACTGGTTTTATGCTGGCAACAGGTAAAGTTATAAGTATTGGTGGTGGTATTGTAAAACTTTATGGCGACATAGGTAGAGCTGCAATGGGTGGAAGTATACACAATAAGGCTTTACAATTTGCTGTATTAAATACAGTTAATGCTTATAGAACATTAAGAACAGCATTGATTACTGTAAAATCGGCAATGACACTTGAAACTGTTGCTATTGCAACAGCTAGTGGACTTGGTAAAATCTCTAATGCTATAAAAACGGTAGTTACAGTATCACGTGCGTTTATTTTTTCTCCAATTGGAATTACTTTAATGGCTATTGCGGGTATTGCTTTTCTAGTTTATCAAAATTGGGAAACTGTAGGACCGTTTTTAATTGGATTATGGAATCAAATTAAAGCAGCATTTTTAGAAGCATGGTCGCAAATTCAACCTGCTGTTGTATTATTAATGGCTTCTTTTAGTAGGCTTAAAGATGTAATATCTAGCGGTATTAATTCTGTTTTATTGGCACTACAACCAGCATTTAATGCCATAAATCAATTAATTAATATTATTTTATCCTTAGGTAGTTCTATTAGTGGTGTGCTTATGCCTATACTTCAGTTGCTTGCAATATTTTTAGGAAGTGTTTTCATCACAGCTTTAGTAATAGCTGCAAATGTGATAACTAATAGTATTATTACAGCAATTAATATAGCTACTGCTGTTATTACAGGATTTTTAGGCGTATTAAATGGCATAATCACATTTATAACAGGCGTATTTACTGGAAATTGGCAAATGGCATGGCAAGGTATAGTTAATGTTTTTCAGAGTATTTTTATAAGCTTGAATGATATTGTTAACAGTGTTTTAAATGAAATTAAATCAAGTGTAAATAGTATTATAGATAGTATAAATTCGATTAGTTTTACAGTTCCAGAAGGCGTACTAGGTATTGGTGGAGCAACTTTTGGTGGGCTTAATATTCCTAAATTTGCAAGAGGAACAGAAAACTTCACTGGAGGACCTGCCATAATTAATGAGCAAGGTGGAGAAATTGTAGATCTACCAAGTGGAACACGTGTCATTCCGCATGATAAATCTATTCAGACAGCATATGCACAGGGACGACAAGACAATCAAAGTAACAGTAATAATTATAATTTCAGTATTAATATTTATGGTGCAAATATGAAATCAGATGCCGACATGGACGAGCTAGCGGATAAATTAATGCAGAGAATTTATTATCAAATGCAAAAAAGAAGTATAAACATGAATGAGGGGGCGGTGTAATGGCTTCAATTTTGTCGTTTTTAAATCAGGCAGTAGATAGCATTATAAGTTCAGGCTCTGGCTTAAATACGGGTTGTAAGTTGGTTTTAAGCTGTGCTGGAGAAAGTGTAACTTTTCCCGTATCACCACCTTCTTTTAAAGTAAGCAATGCTTACAATAATAGCACTATAAATGTAAATTCTTTAGGTGATATAAATATGCTAGGAAAACGTGGATTAACTACAATTAAATTTTCTAGTTTTTTTCCAGCACAGGCTTATGATGATATTGTAAATACTACACCTGATAGTCCATATAGTTATGTTGAAAAAATAAACTCTTTTGCACAAAAAGGACAGCCTTGTAAATTAGCTATATCTAATACAAATATAAATCTTAATGTGAGTATCGATACCTTTGACTATAATGAAAAAGATGGTACTAGTGATGTTTATTTTTCCATTTCTTTAAGAGAATATCGATATGTATTACCAAATTCTAATAAATTAAATAATACAACAGGGCTTGCAAGTAGAGTAGCAGAGGAACGAAAAGAAAAAGTAATTAACTGGTATCCTGGTATGGATTTAATGGATGTAGCAGCACAGAGTGTGGGGCAGTTTTTTCCGATTGATAAACAAGATGCAAAGCAATTATCTGTATTTAGGACGTTAGCAAAAACAAAAAATTTGAATGTTGGCACTGTACTCCATGCAACAAAGCAGTCTATTAAAATAAGTGATGATACGATTATAAATTTTTAAGGTGATAGTATGCTTATATGTAAATATACGGACCCGCCGCTTACACAGAAAGAACAGCAGGAATTACAGGAAAAGAAAAACAATAACGAGCCGCATACTGAGCCATTGAGCGATTTTGATATAACAAACTTTGTAACAAAATGGACATGGAGCGGCGACAGTGAGCAGGCGGCGCGGAAACTTGAGTTTGAAATTGTTTATAATACCGTGAATAAAGACAGCGCATTTACCGCCTTAAATTTAAAAGTGGGCGGTTTTGTCTATCTGTCTTATGCCGAAACGGACGAATCAGAACCGATTGAAATTTTTGAAGGCAGGATATTTTACCGAAAAAGAAATTCCAATACCTTTACATTTTCTTTCACCGCCTATGATGATATGGTTTATCTGGCAAAATCGAAAGTACAAATGCTGTTTGACGGTATAACAGTAACGGATGCCATAAAACAGGTATGCGCAGAAATCGGCATAAGTACGGCGGTGGATATGCCGCAGATTAATACCGTGGTCAGTTTCATCGCAGACGGCAAAAGCTGTACAGAAGTTTTCTGTATGTTGTTTGAGTATACCAAAGCTGATACAACAAATAATCCGAATGGCGAAGATTATACGGTAATTTGTTTAAACGGTGATGTAACAGTTATAAAAAAAGGCGAATTGATAGAAGATTATATAGCTACAGATTTAACTGATATTGATAACTCGGAACACTCCGAAAGTATTGAAAGCATGGTAAATCGAATAAAATCGGTTGATGATAACGGCAATATCTGCCAAGTTTTTACGAATAACGATGACGTTACACATTACGGCATGATACAGGATATTTACAGAATGCAACCGCCGAAAGAGGGCGAAACGGTCGATAATGTGAAAATGGCAAAGGCAAGACTTAAACGGTTGCAGGACGAAAGTTCGATTAGAGCAATCGGCAATATCCAGTGTATTACCGGATATACGATTGAAGTTCAGGAAGAACAGCTTAAAGGAAAATTTTTTATCAAGAGCGATACGCATAATTTTAGTGGTAATGTGCATACAATGGATTTAACTTTGGAATATATGCCAGATAATCCCCAAATACCAGAAATTGAACAGCAAGATATCGCAACACCAATATTTAAAAGTAGTAAACGTAAAAAAACTACTGGTGGCGGTAATGGAAGTTTAAAAGTAGATAAAGGACTTGCCACAGGTTTTGACGCTTGGGGAGGTACTACCATGAATAATGGTAGAAATGGTTGTGCTGAGGCTGTTGGTAAAATGGGTAGCTATTACAGTCCATTTTTAGCACAGCAGTGTAATAACGGTATTGTTGGTGTGCCTTCTATGGTGGCAAATGCAGAAAGTGCCGGACTTTTGGAAGATTTTTCTATAGGTAATTTAGAAAAGGGCGATGTTATTGTTTATGGTAATGATGACCATGTAGTAATTTATGATGGTAATGGCGGATATTACGGCAATAGTAGCAGTAAAAACGTTGTGATACATGGTAGAGATTATAACAGCCTTGATATGACACCAACAAAAATTATAAAAGCAAGCAAAGGGTGATTGAATGAAAAAAACGGAAGATCCGTATAAAGCAATGTTAATGCTTTTTCGTAATGTTGGTGGTAAGGCGGGACTACAATCCACTGTACAAATTGGCACTATTGTAAGTCCACCACCAGAAATAAAAGTGCAATGGAATGGTATGCTACTTGATAAAAAGTGGTTTTATATAGATGATTACTGGTTGCAGGGGCATACAAGGCAGATACGAGGACATATAATTTCTGCTACCCAAAATCGTGGTGGTGGTGGCGGTGATGCTGCTTATGAAAGTCATAACCACGATATCGATAACGATTATACAGCTTCTATTATTTATACTGATACATGGCAAATTGGCGATAAAGTTTTAATGATACCGATTATGGGAGATGATAATAAAACAGTGAAACAGTTTTGGATATTAAGCAAAGGTAAAAGATTGGACGGTAATTGATATGGCAAATCCTTTTATGACGGGAAATACCGTAAATACCGAGCAGTACAACACACAAAATGAATTTAAGGAATACGCATGGGACTTTAACAAAAACAATTTTATTTACAATGATGACGGTTCCATGAAGATAGTTACACGAAATGAAGCAATAAAAGTATGGGTATATAAGGTATTGCAGACAGAACGTTTCCGATACGGGGCATATTACAATGATTACGGGCTGGATTTGGGAAAATTTATCGGTAAAGTGCCGAACAATGAAATAAATGCGAATGAATTGTATAATGCGGTGAAGGAAACATTGCTTGTAAATCCGTATATTTTGGCAGTAAATAATATATCTGTTGAGCAAATGAACAAAAAGATAACTTTAAATCTGGAGCTTACCACGGTATACGGCAAATCAACGCAAAAAATCGAGGTGTGATTTATGTATGTTTGAAATGGAAACGAGAAAAAATATACTGGAAAGGCTGAAACAGTATTACACCGAAACGGCAGGCGACAAAGTAAATCTTGTCGAAGGCGGTTTTGCATGGGATACGCTGTCTGCCAACTCTAAAGAATTTGAAAAAGCATATGCTGAAATGGCATTAATTATTGAAGCCTCTTTTCCACAAACAAGCTGGGGCGATTGGCTCACAAAAAAAGCTGAAGAACATGGTATTATACGACAAGAAGCCACAAATTCTAGTGTTATTTTAACTATAACGGGACAGGCAGGAGTAGCAGTATCAGAAGGTGCATTATTTAGTACCAATGATGGAAAAAATTTTATTACAGTAGAAACTAAAAAAATAGAATCTACAGGAACAGTAGATATAAAGGCACAATCTCAAGATGTAGGTACTTCTTGTAATGTAGATGCCGAGACAATAATAAAAATTCCTATGAGTATTTATGGTGTATCTAGTGTTATAAATAAATCAGCAGCTTATGATGGCTTTGATGAAGAAACAGATGAAGAACTTTTAGAAAGATTGCTTTTTAAAGTACAAAAACCAGCAACAAGTGGTAATCCATATCATTATGTGCAATGGGCAACTGAAGTAACAGGAGTCGGTGGAGTAAAGGTAATAAGGCTTTGGAATGGTCCTGGAACTGTTAAAGTTATAATAACAGATGCTAATAATGGTATTGCAAGTGAAGATTTAATAGAAAAAGTTAAAAATCATATTGAAGAGCAAAGACCAATTGGTGCAACTGTTACGGTTGTAAGTTTAGAGCCAGTTAAAATAGATATAGAATTAAAGGTTACAAGTGGTACAGCAAGTATAGAGGGTATAAAAAATGCTGTTAATGATTATTTTAAGAAAAATATTTTTAATGCCACATATGTATCTTATGCAGTGATTGGTGGTATTATCCTTAACAACTCTGCAACTACAGGTGTTTTAGATTATACGAATTTAAAAATAAATAGTAATACAGAAAACATTCCTCTAACTGATGAGCAGATGCCAACGGTAAATGAGGTGAAGATAATTGAATGATATATGGCTTAGGCAAAATAAGGTAAGTATTTTGAAATATTTACCTTATTTTTTATCTAAAGATTATAGATTTAAAACTACAAATAATGCTTGTGATGTAGAACATGAGAATATAAAACAATATATTAAAGATTGTTTTAATCAGCTTTTTGTCGAAAGCGCAACATGGGGCTTAGATTTATGGGAACAGTTTTTGGGGCTTCCCATAGATAAAAATAATGATTATAAAACACGACGAGCAAAAATATTAAGTCGTATGAATAATCGGCAAACCGTAACATTAGAGTTTGTAAATTATCTTATAAATCTATTTGTTGCCGATAAAACAGGTTATGCGGTAGATTATCCAGAGAAATACTTATTAGAAATCATGTTGCCGGATAATAAAATAACAGATTTTAAAGCATTGGAAGAAATTTTAAATATATATATTCCAGCTCATATAGGTTGGCAATATATAGCTTTTACAGAAAGTAAAGATTACTTTTACTTAGGTGGAATAGTATCTAAATGTAAAACTATAAATATTAGAGCTAATAGTGAATTTAACATAAATGTAAATGGAATAACTAAGAATAATGCAATTGGCATAGTGCATATGGCTAAGATTATAAATATTCCTGCAAATTATTATGAATAGGAGTAATAGATTATGAATAGCTTACAAAATAGAAGTACATTACTAGATAAACAATATGATACAGGGCAATTTTCAGCTTGTATTGTTACAAATATTGGTAAAGAAATGATTGCTAAAAGTCAAAATGGACAAACATTGACATTTACACGTGTAGCTTTAGGTGATGGTTTAATTGATGATGATGACGATATATTAAGTTTTACAAAAGTTAAAAATGAAAGATTAAGTGCTAATATAGCTAAATGGGTAGATAAACAAAATGGACAATTCCAAATACAATTTAGAGTTTCTAATCAAGAAGTAGAAATCGGCTTTTGGCAACGTGAAATAGGTATAATGGCTAAAATTGATGGTGGTGAAGAACAATTATATGCATATGCAACTTCAGGTAATGGTGCAGATTTTTTGTATGATAAAACAACGCCTATTGATGAACGTATAGTTAATATAGATTTTGTAATTGGTAATGCAGAAAATGTTCAGGTAATAGTAAATGGTAGTATAATTTATGCTACTATTGAAGATTTAGAAAATGCAATAGATGAACATAATGCTGATGAAAATGCACATGATAATCTAATAAAAAGATTATTTGGTTCAGCTGAAGCAACATTAGATAGCATAAAATTAAAAATAAAAGAGTGGGCTAAAGAAGTTTGTTTACCGTTATCTGGCGGAACTATGAAAGGTAATATAAATGCCAATGGGTATAATATTACCGCTACTAAATTTATAGGCAATCTTCAGGGTAAGGCTGATAGTGCAGCTAATGCGGATAGTGCAACAAAGGCAAATCAAGATAAAAATGGTAAAGATATTACAGGATATCTTTATAAAACAGAAGATTTAACATTAAATTCAAATGCTAAAATTTTAACAGTAGGAAATATTTCAGAAATACTCAATTCTTTTTGTACAAAATTTAAAAATATACAAGGTACTGCATCTTATGGTGAAAATTCTCCAACAACATTAAAATCATTAAATGATAATAAGGCACCAAAAACTAGCCCAGCATTTAGTGGAACACCAACAGCTCCAACTCCTGGAGTTGATACAAATAATACACAACTTGCTACTTGTGGATTTGTTAGAAATGCTATAGCAAAGTATGCACCTATGTTAGATACAATGAAAAAAATATATCCAGTTGGAAGTATTTACATGTCTACTGTATCTACTAATCCAGCTACGTTATTTGGCTTTGGTACATGGGAAGCAATGCCAGCAGGTCGTGTGTTATTAGCACAAGGTAAATCTTCTTGGGGAACAACCTATAATGCAGGAAGTACTGGTGGGGAGGCAACTCATCAACTCACTGTGGGGGAATTGCCACAGCATACACATACTGCTTCTACAAATACTACAGGTTCACATGCCCACACATATAGGACATTTTATGGCACAACCGGATATGGACCAGATGGTTCTAGTGATAGAGAAAAAACTATAAATACTGGGTCTAGTGGTAATCATACTCATACTGTAACAATTAACAATACTGGCTCTAATCAGGCTCACAATAATTTACAACCATATATTGCAGTATACATCTGGAAACGTACAGCTTAACTTACTCTTTTCCACATATATACAGCTAAGTATGGTTGCATATTATTATGTGATTGGCTTGAGCCGGTGTTATTAATATTTATGGTATGACTATGATTTCCTGCGCTTAAAGTAGTTCCTTTATTTCTAGCATAATTTGTATCAAAATCGCTAGGAAAATTCATGTTTGTATTTCCATTTGGTCCATATAATTGAAATTGATGAGTATGATTTCCAGTTGTATTAGTGGACGCTGTGTGATTGTGAGCAGGTAATTCTCCCACAGCTACTAAGTTGTACGTTTCCAAATATAAACACTGATGTATGGTTGTAAATTATTATGACTTTGGTTACTCCCTGTATTATTGATTGTTACGTTATGACTATGCGTACTATCGAATATACAATTCCAAACCCCAGTAGATTCACCGTTACCAACGTTAGCACCGTGGTTTTTATAGCTAGTAGCAAAAACTCCACTAAAATCATAATCTTTTCCTGCTTGTAACCAACCTATATTACCATTTTGATTAACATTGTTTGTACTGGCACTATGACCATGAGAGGGTAATTCTCCCACAGGTAAATTTTTAATAAAGGCTATAAACATAATATTAAAAATAAATATTTCTCTAATTTTTAATAAAAAAGAAATCCTATAACAGCAGTAATGTGCATAGTTATAGGATTTTTAAATTTTAGAAATATGATATTTTTAATGTTTTTATGAGTAACGATTAGTAACACAAATAAAATCTAAATAATGCTTATATTTAAGGCTTAATTAAATTTATACGTATCTTATTAGTATCACTTTATTTTATTAATTGCTTTACGGAGCTGTCTAATATCTTTATGTGTATAAACTCCATTTGTAACATCAGAGCAAGCATGACCTAATATTTTACGTTTGGCATTATAATTTACTTCTGCGTTATCCATAAGTGTTGCACAAGTATGACGACAATCATGAGGTGTATATTTTGCATTAAGTGCTAACATTATCTTATCCCATAAAGTGCAATAAATGCTGTAGTTATAAGGCTTTTCATCATGTCGGCAAATAAGGTATTTACCAGGTGTTTGCATACGTATTTGTATTAATGGAAAAATTTTTTCATGTATGGGAATTATTCGCAGACCAGATTTAGTTTTGGATTTTGTAATTTTAATATATTTTTGTCGTAGATAAACATTATCTTTGGTAAGTTCTAATAATTCACCTATCCTCATGCCTGTATAAATTAAAATTAACACAGTATCGACACCTTCAATATTTAAATTAGACCATAACTTATTTATTTTTTGGCGTGTAAATGGTTTGTGTGGTCGTTTTTGTTTATTCTTGCCTAAATTTAAAAGCATAACATAATTTTTATCTACGTATTCCATCATTAAAGCATATTTGAACATTAAACTAAGAGTAGAACGGATTTTCTTACATGTGCTGTAGGAAAGTCCTTTTCTTTTAACTGTATCTATAATGTCCTGTAAGTGGTAATACTTAATTTTTTTAATGGCATTTCATGCAAGGACAAACAATGTTTGTACGAATTATGGTAACTGTTTATAGTGCTTTTACTAGGTTGGTGTTTGTCTATATAAAAAGGTAACCATCTATAGAATAATTCTGAAAAGATTATTTCATGTCCATGAAGAATTTTATTATTTTTCTTATTGAAATCGGCAGCATATATTTCTGCTTCGACTTGCGAACAAAAATAGCCCATAGCTTTTTGCTTACCATCTTTGGTGATAACAAAAACAAAAGGTCGCCTCCGATTACCGCTTAATTTTTTAATACTTCCATATCCATTGGGTTTTCTCAAAATAATCACTCCTAAAAATAAAATTTAGGAGAGTATATCATAGAAAGGAATAAATTTATGAGAGTTTTTCAAATTTAAAAAGGCGAGATCTTAATTATAAATGGTGATAAACAGTATTCTGATACTGTAGAAAATTTTAAATTAGACAGTGAATTAACATTAAAAGATTTGAATGAAGTTATTTACGATAATTATCAAGAATGTTGTGTAATTAATAAAGAATTTAAAGAATATCCTAATGCTAATTTTGATAATTATATAGATAATGTTGACACTTATATTAAAGCGAAAGAAAAAAGAGAATATGTGCCACCAGAAGAACCAACAGAAGAAGAAAAATTACTTAATAAAATTAATAAAATTAATGAAATTATGGTAGCTAATGATGAACAAATTGCTGATATAAAAGACGCTATGTTGGTAGCAGTACTGACCGATGATACTGAATTACAAGCAGAACTAAAGCAAGAGTATGCATCTGTTATTGAAAATACAAATAATAAGCTTCAGGAGGTAAAAATAAATGACTAAAAGATGTAATATTTGTGCTAAAAAGCTTGATGAACAAGGCAAATGTACAAATGAAAAATGCCCCAACTGTTTAAAAGAAAAGTTAATATCAGAATTGGAATCTAGTAAGCAGTAAGTAGGTGGTGATATGTATGAGCAAATTATAAATTTTGTTAGTTCGTTAATTCCTACTAAATTAGAAACGTATGTTGGAGGAGGTGTTGCCTTTGTGGGAGTTTTGTTGCAACACTTTATAGGGCAATGGAACAATCAGATAGAAATATTGTTAATTTTTATGATTATTGATTATATTACTGGTCTAAGTGCTGCATATATAATGTCTAATGTTTACTTAGATAGTAGGAAAGGTTTCAAAGGTATTATCAAGAAAAT